TAAAGTACCCCTATTTAGGGGAGTCTTCGCCTGACGCAAGGTTGACACGCATTATATGGACTGAGTTATCCATATGATGTTAATAATAACTTGCTAACACTACCAATAACACACACGATAGATTCACAGTATCTATCAATACCGATTCGCAAGAGGCACAAGAACAAAATGTGCGTTTTAGCGATCATACACCAGCTTGGAATTACTCTGTGGAGAGTAATCCAGACCCCACTTTCGCCATCGCTGATACGTCGGATGCTACCTTGGAAAACTTTTTTAGTAGACCTATTAAGATTGCATCTTACTCGTGGGCGACAGGCGCTAACTTGTTCGAAACTTTTAACCCTTGGCAGTTATATTTTGAGAATCTTAGAGTTATTAATCGCATTACTAACTTTAATCTTTTGAGATGTAAATTACATGTCAAAATTGTTCTCAATGGTAACAGTTTCCACTACGGGCGAGCGATCGCATCCTACAATCCCCTACACACACGTGATGATTTCACAGTGAGTCGTGGGTTCTTTATTGAGGATGTGGTCGCAGCTAGTCAGAGACCCCATATATTTCTCGATCCAACAATGAGTCAGGGAGGTTCATTAGTTCTACCATTTGTTTGGTATAAGAACGCTTTGAAAATCCCCAATCAAGAGTGGAGAGAAATGGGAGATATGACTATCCATGGTATGCAGTCTTTAAAGCATGCCAATGGAGCAACGGACCAGGTGATCGTCTCGGTCTTTGCATGGGCAGAAGAGGTTTCTCTTTCTATCCCTACTGCAAATGAACCGGGCGCTCTTTCTCCTCAAATGGGAGAAAAATCTGGAGACGAGTATGGCCAAGGTGCCATATCTCGTCCTGCCAATATGTTATCACATATAGCCGGAAAGCTAAAAACGATACCATATTTGGCCCCGTATGCGCGCGCTACCGAGTTAGCAGCACAAGGAATTGGTGCAGTGGCGAGTGTCTTCGGATATTCGCGTCCCGCTGTCCTAGCTACAATAGAACCCTACAAACCAACTTATGTAGGAAACTTAGCAAATACCAATGCCCCTGATACGTGTCAAAGGTTAACTCTTGATTCAAAACAAGAATTGACCGTTGATTCGCGAGTTGTAGGTCTCAATGGCAAAGATGAATTGTCATTGGCAACTATAGCTCAAAGGGAATCGTATCTCACCACATTCGGGTGGGACGTGGCGACAGGACCCGAAAGTCTTCTTTGGAATACTGAGGTTTCACCAGTGTTGTGGGCAATGCGATCTAACGAGATCCATATGCCTGCTAGCTGCTTTGCCACACTCCCTTTCAGGCACTGGAGAGGAGATATTAAGTTTCGTTTTCAAGTAGTTGCTTCAGCCTTCCATCGTGGAAGATTGAAAATTACTTACGATCCTTCGTATCCTCTTTCGAACGAATACAACACCAACTATACTTACATCATAGATCTCGCTAAGGAACGCGATTTTACTGTGACAGCAGGTTGGGGTCAGGAGTATTCAATTCTGGGTCACAGGGACCCAGGTGTGGACGCAGTGCCATACAAAACAACTGTCTTAGGAGCTGACCCGGATAATCATGCCAATGGTATACTTTCAGTATACGTGGTTAATGACCTTACGGTGCCTAATTCAATCGCAAACAATGATATCGAGATCAACGTCTTTGTATCAGCAGGGGATAACTTTCAAGTTTATAATCCAGATGAACGAGATGTCGAAGATCTGGTTTACTTTGTACCTCAAGTTGGAGAGGTTTTTACCCCACAGGCGGAAGAAGTCGGTGACCTTATGTCATCTGACGACAATGCCCCCGTGTCCACCGAATCGGACACAAAATTGGCAGCTCAGATTCCAGTCGATCATACAGATCTGGTGTTCTTTGGTGACCCCATAGTATCCTTCAGACAATGTCTGAAGCGGTATGGTTACCATCGAGCACTAGTATCAGATTTGATTACATCGACTTCATTAAATCATGTTTCAATCCTGAAGAATGATTTTCCTGAGTACCGGGGTTATGCCCCAGGCGCTAGTGATCTTACCAGTGTACCTGTACCTTCCACACCATATAACTATTCAAAAATGACTTTATTGAATTATCTCACACCAGCTTTTGTTAGCAGGCGTGGGTCGTTACGGTGGAAATACGTGCAATCTGGCATAGATTATACTAAGAACAATGCTTTGCTTACAGTTACTCGGGATCCATCACCCAGTACCCCAGGCCGCACAGAAACATCAAGGTTATCTTGTGTAATTTTCTCGGCTTCCGAGACAGCTGCCCAGA